CGCTCGGGATGGTCTCGGGGGCAGGTGGCGGCTATGACGGCTACGTGAAGGTGCGCGATGCCGAGCGCCTGCTGGAAGAGGCAGACGTGCGCCGGCTCAACCAGGAACGCGCGCGGTTCGAGGAAGAGATTGAACGGCACCGCGATACGGGGGAGCCGTGAGCAGCGAGTCGCGCGTCGTCTCCGTGCAGGCGCAAGGAGGGCGGGAACTCACCGTGATGACGCCTGCCGCGCTGATCGAACGCCGGCATTTGGTGCAGCAGGTGATCGAGCAGGTGATGGTCGAAGGGGTGCATTACGGTGTGATCCCAGGCACGAAGGACCTCTCACTCCTCAAAGACGGCGCCGAAGTTCTCCTTTCGACTTTCAACATTGCGGTGGAACCGATTATTACGGACCTCTGTACGCCGACCGAAGTTCGCTTTCAGGTCGAGTGCCGCGGCCTCTATGCGGGAACGACCTACGTCGGGTCCGGCATGGGCGTGTGCTCCTCGAACGAGGAAAAATACCGCTGGCGCAAGGCGCGCTCGCAGGATGAGTACAACGATGCCGAGATTACGCATCGGCGCTTGAAGTACTACAAGGACTGGAAGGACATCCAAGTCCGCCAGAGCCCCTGGGATGTATTTCAGACCATCATGTCGATGGCCAAGAAGCGCGCCATGGTCGATCTTGCGAGGACCGCGCTGGCGGCCTCCGAGTGCCTGAAACGCGCTAAACTCAAAGGCAAGACGACTCCGCCCGCGGCCACCTCCGCCTCGACCACGCCTTCTGCCGATTCTCCGGAGGGCGCGAAAGCGGCCACGGCGGAGCCGTCTGTGAATGACCAGAAGCTGGGCGCCGCGAAGACCCCCGCGCTCGTCACGCAACCCGAAGCGAATGAACTCCATGAGTTGATCGACCAGGCGGGTATCCCTGAGAACGCGTTTCTGGCGCGTTTCGAGCTCGGGCGCCTGGAAGAATTGGAGGCGCAGCGCTTCACGGCCGCGAAGGCCTGGGTTAAGGCCAATTCCGCATGAGCGAGCCCCAACTCATTCGCAACCCGCTGCTCATGGTGTATCGCAACGAGGACAGCGAGATCGTCACCAAAATCGACACGGGCTCGGGCGATACGTGGCGCGGGTTTGCGCTCGTGATTTATGACTTGGTGCGGCACGTGGCGGACGCGTTTCACGTCACGGAGGATGAGGTGTGGCAGTGGGTGCAAAAAGAACGGCACCATCACACGACCGACATCCGGAAGCCTTCATGAGCGAGGCGCAGCGCCTGCACCACGAATGCGGCTCGATCGCCTGCCATCGGCGTATCCCGATGCACTACTTTGCCTGCGGCCAGCACCGCAGTTTATTGGGCTGGGACTTGAACATCCGCCTACAGACGGCCTGGCTCGAACGGCGCTGGGACCGGGAGCGCTTCGAGCGTACGCGCGCCGAAGCCTTCGCCCTGTGGGACGCGCTCAAGCGCCGGGGGGTGGTCCGCCCAGCCTAACTTCAGATGGCCTTGTTCCTTCTGACCTTCAAACTTCAGGAGAGATGTGATGAAAATGTTCGTTCTCGCCTTGCTGTGCATCCTCAGTCTGCCGCTGCGTGCCCAAACGCCGACCTACGTGAATCCGGTCTATGAGCCTCTGCCCGGCGAGGTGCCGCCTAATTATGGGAGTTCCGCGGCGGAAGTGGCCGCGCTCTTCGAGCCGACCCTCCTCGCCAACATCGTGAACAATCCGGACCTGGACTCGATGGTGTCGGGCATGGACGATGCGATGCTCGGCCGGCTCTCGACGGAGCTGGCCGCGAATGCCCACCCTGGGCCCTATGGCGATTTCACCGTCTACGTGATCGCCAATGTGTTTGAGAATCGTTTAAGCGCCGCGAATCTGCACCGCGCGGCGGCGGCCTTCGGTCCCGAGTACTTCATGGGCGTGCAGTACGGCTGGCTGTACCCCGCGCGCCCGGATGTGACCGCGGCGTACAACGCGCTGGGCATCCCGACCCCGAATCCCATCGGCGAGTGGGCGGCGAGTGTGGGAACACCGATCTCGACCAGCGGCTACAACATGACGCTCTATGATATTTTCTTGGAGTACTGTACCGCCGGGCCGGTGTGCAATCCGGCGCTCGCCGCGCAGCAGATGGCGCGCTATGGGCATGTCAAGGTGGATGGGCTGAAAGAGGATATTTATGGGGTCGCCACGCTCTTGGCCCTCTACTACGCGATCAAATCCGACCCCGACACGATGACGCTGCTGCGCAACTTCTGGTTGCAACTTCAGGCCGATACGGCGGCCTGCATCGCGGATATCGACTGCGCGGTCGATGTCGCCGTGCTGGGAGTGTATCTGCCGCCTGGCGTGGACGTGCCGGATGCGGCGCAGACCGAATCGCCGTATGTGAGCCCGTGGGATACGTGGTGGCCGGCGCCGCCGCCGCTCGATGCCTCGGACTATTACAGCGTCGTTTACTATCAGGGGAATTGAGGATGCGTGCTTTCATCGGTGAGTGGGGGGGTGTTGTGGTTCTCGTGATCCTGGTCGCGTTGGCGGCCGTGCTCGATTGGACGGGCCATCCCAAGTCGTCTGGCTGGACCGGCCTCGCTGGCTTTGTGGGGGGCGTGGCGGCGCTCGGGTGGCGCTGCTATCGCCGTGGGCGTGACTAGCGATGGATAGCAAGCGCAGCGAGATCGACCGCCGGCTGGATGAGTTCGACCTCGCGCGCCGCGCGCTCCGCTGGATGCTCGAACACCGGGTGTACTGGGACGGACGCTCCGCGCAACTCTTGGAGCCCGTGAGCCTCGTCGGCCGGCGCCCCTTCACCCTCCCGCCGGCCGAGATTGAGGTCTATATCCTCGCCCTGGTGCGGGAAGTCGATTTGGAAGCTGAACACGCAAGTTAACAGCAGGAGGCTTTATGCTCATACTGACGCGACGCATCAACGAGACGATCGTCATCAACGACAATATCCTGGTGACCGTGTGTGCGGTGAACGGTAATCAAGTCAGACTCGGCATCACGGCGCCGACCACGATCGGGGTTGACCGAAAGGAGGTTTTCGAGCGCAAGCGCGCCGAGGTGCGGGATCAGCAGTTCCTCGACCAGGTCGTGCGCGAGCGCAAGACGCCGTAAGCTTTGAGAGACGCCGTAAGCTTTGAGAAGGGAAAAGAGGCGAATGATGCGTGAACGCAAGCGACACCACGATGACGTGCACTTCCCGATGGCTGGTCGTGGTGCGCGCGGCTGGCGATCGATGCCTAGGAGCGGACCGCGTCTCGTGATCCCCGACCCTGCGCCGATGTGCCGGGCATGCGGATTTCAGACCGACACGAACGCGCATCGGATCTACTGCTCTACTACTGCAAAGGCAGGAAATCCGTGACCCGAGCGCAGGCGCTCGCTATCGCCGAGTCTTTTGGCCACCGCTGTGTGCTGGACTTCGATACGACGACGGTGCAGGTGGATGACTGGAAACCGCCCATGACGGTGCGCGAGTTCCTGGCCTATGCGACCGGCCTGCAGGAGGCGTCCCTCTGGTCGGACGAAGACGGCCCGATGGACCTTGAAGAGCAGCTCGATCGGGCGTTGAATGCCGCCTTCCCCTCCAACCCCGCCAGGAGACCTCCATGATCACCCCCACCAACGGTCGAATTGTGTGGATCATGCACCTCAGTTATGAGCAGCCGCTCGCCGCGATCATCACCAAGGTCCACAGTTTCGACCTCATCAACGTCTGCGCCTTCGGCCCGGATGGGGTACCCGCGCCGCTGCCCAAGGTCAGGCTGGTGCATGACAGGGCCGATTCGGATATCAATGTTGCGATACCCTACGCCGTCTGGATGCCCTACCAGAAAGGGCAGGCGGCGAAGACCGAAGAACTGGAGAAGCGCCGGCCGTCGGTCCAAGAACTCGAAGCGATCCTGCGCTCCGAGGAGAAGCTCGCCGTCATCGTCCAACCGGACGGTTCCATCCGCGCGGAACCGATGGACCGCGGCACATGAGTCAGTTCACGGTGAAGTGGATCGACCGCGGCAAGGAGCCGAATTGCGCGCCCGACGCTGCCTATCCCGCGGGCGTCGATCTCGATTGCTCGGAGGGCGAGCGTAGTTGCGTGACGGAATTGCCGTATCCCGCCAAGCGCTGCGGTGTCTATATCGTCGATTGCAAGAAGTGCGGCATGCGGGTGGGGGTGACCACTGCAGGCCGAGCGGACGACCCGAAGTCGCTGCGCATGTCGTGCAAGCCGGTGCTCCAATGAGCGATTACACCGACATCATTCGGCAGGTGATGGAAGCCGATCTCAAGGCCGGGCGCAGCAAGATCCTCAACATGGACGAGGTCGGCATGGGCAACACCACGGGAGTGAACTCGCCCACCCTCAACGTGGCGAAACTGCGCGAGATGGCGCGGCGCCTTGAGGACTATGTGCAGCCGCGCGCCTTTGATCTCTACGGCCATGACCTGCCCGACCAGGAACAGGCCTACATCATCGACCGCCGCAAACTGCACGAGGGCCTCTACAAAGGTCCGAACGCCTGGATGGGCAAGCTGGCAGCGTTCATTGACCTACACCGCGACATGGTCATCGTGCACCGGACCCGGCTGCTATCGATCTACCATTCCATGAAGGCGCAAGGCCTCGATGTGCAGTTGGAGCCACGGTACGGTGCCCCCTGGACGCCGCAGGAGACCCCGGATGCCCCCGGGCACGCTGGCGGATAAACTACGGGCGGCTGGCTCGAGCCGCTCCTTGGCGCCCACCACGATCGATGGGGAGGAACTTTCCCACCTGCTCTACATGGCGGCCGATGCGGTCGACCAGCTCTTAAAGCTCCGGCCGCACTGGCCGTTCGAGCGCGAGGGGATGGCGGATCTGGGACCCAAGGACGGGGAGGACCTGGGCGACGATGACCTTTGAGGACGATTACATGGAGTTTCGGATGCTGACCGGGCGGCCGAAGCGCGTCACCTTGAAATCGGTCCAACTCGACTGGCCGCCGCCTCCCCAAGTCACGTTTATGGACTTCCCCTTTCGGCGGATTTCCTACAGCAAGATCACGGATGAACAGCGCCAAGCGATGAGCCACGTCGCACGCGGCTCGGAGTACGAGGCGGTTTGACTTTCGCGACCGCTGGTCGCATCCTATCCGCCAAGGGGTGGTGAAGTCGGCGGTTACTTCCATGCTAGAAAGACCAACCGCAGGCACTTGTTCCCCCCGCTGTTTGGGAGTGGCGTAGGTATCAGTTACTTCCGCTAGGAAATGATAGGTTCGATTCCTATCCAGGCTCGTAAGGGACTGGGTCAAGGTGACAAACATCTGGTGCCGTCTGTTCCCGCATTGAAGTTTGATTTGAGTGGCGAAAGATAACGGTTACTTCTTACCGGGGCTTTAGGTCGTCGGTGCAAATCCGATCGGGCGCGTGAGCGCTCGTAGCTCAGTTAGGAGAGCGAAAGCCAAGAATGCCGCAAGGCAGACCGTCATCGACTATTCCCTCATTTGGAGTCGACCACAATGAAAACGAATCTGAAGGCCAAGGCCTCGGTCCTGAACCACGAAGGCGTGCCCGCGATCCCCTCGAAGCCTGCAGAGGAGCTGCGTCGTGCAGTGCTCGCCTGCCTCCTGTGGGAGGACCAGTTCTACGAGTCGGGCGATCTGATCGCCGATCGCATCAAGGCGCTGGTCAAGGTCGTGCCGGCGGACAAGGTCGCCGCATTGGCGATCGAGGCGCGCACGCGCTTTCACCTGCGCCACGCACCGCTCCTCCTGGTGCGCGAGATGGCCCGTTTCTACAAGGGCAATGTCATTGGGCGGACGCTCTCGGCGGTCATCCAGCGCGCGGACGAACTCGCCGAATTTGTATCGATCTACTGGAAGGACAAGAAGCAGCCGCTCTCGAAGCAGGTGAAGGTGGGCTTGGCGCACGCCTTCCAGAAATTCAGCGCCTACCAACTCGCCAAGTACCGCGGCGAGGAGAACGCCGTCTCTTTGCGCGATGTCCTCTTCCTGTGCCACGCGAAGCCGAAGGACACGGCGCAAGAGGCACTGTGGAAGAAACTCATCGATGGCTCGTTGGAGCCGGCCGACACCTGGGAGAACGCGCTCTCGGGCGGTGCGGACAAGAAAGAGGCGTTCGAGCGCCTGCTCCGCGAGGGCAAACTCGGCTACTTGGCGCTCCTGCGTAACCTGCGGAAGATGGGCGAAGTCAAGGTCGATGAGACCCTGATTCGTAGTGCGCTGTCGGCTGGCGCAGCCACATCCAAGGCCCTCCCCTTTCGTTTCATTGCGGCTGCCCGCGCGGCGCCGCGCTTCGAGGCACAGTTGGATGCGGCCCTGCAGGTGGCGACCGAGACGATGCCGAAGCTCCCCGGCACGACGGTCGTGCTCGTCGACACCTCACCCTCCATGCGCCAGGCCTTGTCGGCCAAGAGCGACCTGCGGCGCACCGATGCGGCCTGTGGCCTCGCGATTCTGTGTCGCGAGATCTGTGCGCAAGCGCGCGTCTTTGCCTTCTCCAGCCACATCAAGGAGGTGCCGGCGCGCCGCGGCATGGCCTTGAGCGATGCCATCCTGCAGGCCGTGCCCTCGAATGGCACCCTCTTGGGCGCGGCTGTGCAGCACTTGAACGCGCAGGTCAAGTACGACCGGCTGATCGTGGTCACGGACGAGGAGAGTCAGGATGCGGTGCCGGCGGCCATCGCCAAGGGCTACATGATCAATGTGTCGAGTGCCGCCCACGGCATCGGCTATGGGGCGTGGACCCGCGTCACGGGCTTTTCCGAGGCCATCCTGACCTACATTCAGGAATCCGAGCGTGCCGTCGAAGGCTGATTTGCAGTCTTGGCTTGAGAAGAAACGGTGGGGGCCGGCGCAGGCGGCCCGCTACCTGCACGTGAACGTGCGCACCATTCAGCGCTGGCTCGCCGGGGATCGGCGCATCCCCGATTGGCTGGAGACGATCATTTCGCGGTAAAATTGTCTGGTGCGCCTAGTTGATCTCTTCCCGCGCTGGCTCTCCCCGAATCTCTTCGTCTTCCTGTGCCCTCATTGCCAGGTGGTTTTCTTATCATGCAAGAACATCGTGATGAGTCGGCACGCCCAGTGTGACCTCTTCGCCGAACACCTGCTAGGCGTGACCGTGGTGCCCTGTAAGCCCGAGATGGCGTGGAACTACCCGACCGGGGGGCCGTTTGGCTCAATGAGCGTCACGCCGTCCTTGGATGCCTCTGCGTCCGGGCATTGGCACGGCCATATCACGGCGGGTGAGATCAAGTGATGGAACTGCCGAGCGATCAGCCGGGCTACTTCCAGATCTTCTTGGGCGCCGGCAAGAGCGGCTGGTACTTTCAGTGCAATTGCCCCTGCGGTTGCCGCTATCCCGATTTGGTGCCGATTGAACTGAAAGGCGAGAACAAACGCGGTGGCAAGCACTGGGAGTGGGATGGTGACTTGACGCATCCGACCCTATCCCCCTCCTTGCGGCGCACCGGAACGGCGTGCAAAATTCACTTCAACGTGACGAAAGGCGTCTACATCAATCATGGCGACGGAGCCCCGAATGCTCCCAATGTCTATCGAGCACCCTGATCCAGTCGAGGATTATCCCGAGGACGAGCCTCCGGATCCCCCAGTGCAACCAGCACCTCCCGGGGATGACGACCTCATGAACGATGAGGACGAATTCGACGACGAAGACGGTGAATTGGCCGAATTGGACTTCGGTTGAGGCAACCGCTGACATGTTGAGGGCCTCCCCCGCGGGTTAACCTCCCCCCGTTTCCCCTGCCTGGAGCGGTTCTGTGGCTCTTCACTCGCTCGCAACGACGCTACCCGACACCAAGACTGGCGTGAGCCAGCACGACGGGATGACGATCACGCGCCGGCCCGATGGCTCGATCACGGTCGATTCGAGTACCCCCTTGCGCGCCCGCATTCCGAAGTTGGGTGACTTCGATGAGAACCTGGCCGAAGTGATGGAGGCGAGTGAACGAAAACGTCTCGCCATGCGCCTGATGGAGTTTGCCTCCGTGGACAAGGAAAGCCGCGCCGACTGGGAGGAGCGCGAGAAGACCGCCATGGCGATGCTGGGCTTGAAGTCTAAGCCCAAGAGCGAATCGGACGATAGCGAACAATTAGGCGGCCACGACACGACCCACCCCATGCTGATGGAGGCAACGACGCGCTTCCAAAGTAATGCCATCGTCGAACTCTTCCCGCCCCAAGGGCCGGCCGAGACCAAGATACTAGGCACCCAGACGCCGCCCAAGATGGCGCGTGGCAAGCGCGTCCGGACCTTCCTCAATCATTACTTGACAGACGTCGACGAAGGCTACTTCAACGACACCGACAAGATGACCATGTACCTGCCGATGGGCGGCTCTGCGTTCCGACGAGCCTCCCAGGACTTCACGACCGGGCTGCCGATCTTGCGGCACGTGAAGGCGACCAACTTCATAGCGCCCTATGCCGGCACGGACCTGCCGTCCATGCCGCGCTACGCCTGGTCTTTCACCATGACGGGGGAGGACATCGACAAGTCGATGCAAATCGGCATGTTCTTGGATACCTACCTGCCGCAGCCGTCGATGGGCGAGGCCGAGCATGCGCAGGCCGCCGACATCTCGGATCAGCGGCTCCCCGTGATGCACGACCGCGACCGGCTCTACCAGATGCTCGAGTACCACGTGGACCTGCAGCTCGAGTGCGACCCCCTGGGCGATGGCGCGAAGAAGCCCAAGGAAGGCGACATCGGGCGCCGGCCGTATCTCGTGATCGTCGATGCCAGCAACAGCGAAGTCCTCATGGTGCGCCGCAATTGGCGCAAGAAGGACAAGGACTTCAAGAAACGGATTTGGTTCGCGCATCACCAGTTCCTGCCCGGCTTAGGGTTCTACGGCTGGGGCTACCCGCACGTGATTGGTTCCCTTGGGATGGCCGCTTCGGGAGCCGTCAACTCCTTGCTGGACGCCGCTCTGGCCGCGAACTTCCAGGGCGGCTTCGTCAGCAAGGAAGCGAAGATCGCCGGAGAGTTCCGCTTGGAATGGGGCGTCTGGCAGCAGGTGGATTCATCGGGCGAGGACCTCGCCAAGTCGTTCTTTACGCCGCCGTTCCGCGAGCCGTCCCCCGCGCTCTTCCAGCTCTTGGGCTCCCTGGTCGATGCCGGCCAGCGCTTCTGTGGCACCACGGACGCGGCGGTGGGCGATGGCAACAACACCGGGCCGGTGGGCACCACGATCGCCCTGATCGATCAGGCCCAGAAACCGATCAACGCCATCCACAAGCGTCTACACGTCTCCATGAGCCAAGAGCTGCAAATGCTCTGCGAGCTGATCGAAGACTTCATGCCGGAGCGCTACGACTACCAGATCGGCGAGGACCAGCAGTTCCTATTGCGGTCCGACTTCGCGCCTGGGGTGGACGTCATCTGCGTGACCGACCCGGCGGTGTCTTCCGATACCCAGCGCGTCATGCGCGCGCAGGCGGTCTTGGAACTGCAGGAGAAGGCGCCCGACCTCTATCCGCCCGCGCACCGCGCCGAAGCCCATCGGCGGATGCTGGTCGCCTTGAAGGTCCCGAACTTGGATGCCATCGGGCCCGTAGCCAAAACGCCGCCGTATCTCGATGCCGTCGGTGAGAACGCCAATATCTTTGCGGGGGTGCCGGTCAAGGTGTACCCGACCCAGGACGATCAGGCGCATATCGCGATTCACCAGGACGGGCTGCAGCGCGCCGCCAATCTCTATCCGCCGGAGGTCTTCGAGAAGGTCATCCAGCCGGCGATGCAGGCGCATATCCGCGATCAC